CAAGTGAATTTCATGGTTCCTTTAGATCAGAGAGGATTAGAACAATGTAGATCTATAGCTGCCAGACAACAAGCTAAAATGGAACTCGATTATGAGTTAGTTAGAGCTTTAAAGTGTGCAGAATTACAGCAAAAAGGGTTTATGATACGTCCTAATACCCGTGTATATCACATGTGTAGTGATATTATTGCAATTTCTGCTTACCAGAAGGCAGTAAAGGTCCAACAGGACAAATTAAATCCCATAAAAATAGAACAAAAAGGATTCAAATTCCCATGGCAGAAGAAAAAGTAGCTGAAAAGCCAGTTGTGGCTGCAAAGAAAAAAGCAGTAGTAACTGCACCTAAAAAGGTTCTCGGTGCTGATACCGAAAAATCCACTCGTGGAACTTTAGATAAAAGACCTTAACCCCCATCAAAACAATGATCGTATTAATCAAGCCCATCCTATTCGCCTTCTTGAAGTCAGACTCAGTAAAGAAGCTTGTAGTAGATCTATTAGAAGCTTATGTCGCTAGAACTGATAACAAACTAGACGATCAGGCACTTAAAATTGTAAAAGACAAACTATTTAGTTAAACCAAATGAGTTATAACGATGAGTTCAAGGAACCTATAGGTTACTATACCTTATCCTGTACTGATAATGATCAGAACATCTCTATTCCGTGGGCGCACAGATTAGTAGAGATTTATGTAAGAGATAAAGATGCTAGGATTGCATTTAATGAATCATCAGGTTCTACTACTACATTTGTAGCAGCAGGTCAGAAGTATAAGTTTAAATTACCTTGGAACCAGACCAATCTGGCCAATACCAAGATACACGCACGTAATAATGCATCTGGCCAAGAATCAAACTTGATGATTATTGCGTATAAAGAGGATTCCTAATTATGCCTTATAAAGTAATTGACCGGAAAAATGGTACAATTATGGGCACTTATGGTACTCTTAAAGGTGCTCATAATAAAAAAGATAAGTTAGATAATGAGTATGGCGGTTATCGATATGGAGTAGAGAAAGCAAAAACTCCTACAAAATCTAAAAAGTCAAAATTAAAAATAGCGTAATGAAGAAAGCCACTGAAGCCCAATTTAATGAATTACATAAACTCGTCACAACAGAATTCCTAAAGAGGGTGAAAAGTGGCGAGGCTTCTACCCAAGACTTAAAAGCAGCCTGTGATTGGCTGAAAACCAATGATATCAGCGGTGTAGCATATAACGGAAGCCCGTTATCTAAGCTTGCCGCTGTTATGCCAAAGGTTGACCCTGAACTTGTAAACAGTAGACTTTATGGCAGAAAGCACAGCTAGTTATTACCGTAATAACGATGCAGCTCGTAAGAAACGTTTGGTCCAACAACGAGCTTATAACAAAACAGAAAAAGGATCAGAAATCCGTAAGAATGCTAACAAGCTTAACCGTAAGTTAGGTACTTATGGTAATGGTGACGGCAAAGATGCAGCTCACTATAAAGGTAGTAAGACTAAAGGTAGGCTCCAATCTCCTTCAAAAAACCGTAAAAGTCGCCTTAAGATTAGTCCTTAACATTATTTAATTATGGCAACAATAGACAACAAATTACTTATAGGTGATACTTCTAAGAATCTTGGGATACCTAAAACTAGGAGAGGAGTTGAGCAGCTACTAATTAAAACTCTTAGAGAGAAGTATGGTTTAGTTAAAAATGAAGATGTTTCGTATGGAACTATTAAAAAAAAATATAGGAAATATTCAAGTAAAGCTGGTGGTTTCATTGATACTAGAACAGGAGCGAAATGGGATTCCAAACATAGTGCAAATATAAGAGCAACTATAAAGGAAGAACGTACTGCTTTATTAGATGCAAAAAAAAGTACACGATTTGGTGGGCCATCTAAAGGTGTTGCTAACGCTCTTAGTAGAACTAGTAAATTTCAAAATGCACAGGCTGCAAGAAATCAGTTAAGCCAGCACCTACAAGCTAAAGCTCAAAACCAATGGCATTTACGAAACTTATTAAGCCCTAAAGATGTTGATACTGGTAAAACCAGAATGGAACTTGAATGGGAAAAACGGAAGTTAGCACTACAAGAGAATGTTACTAGATTAGAAAGTACAGACTCATCTATTAAATATGAAGTTCCTGAAAATATTTTAAAGATTATCCAACCTAAACCTGTGGATACATCTGGGATAAGTAAAGAAGAAGCCCGTATTGTTAACGGAGATACAACTCAAGTTGCTTTAGATCCTAAGAATACTGATAGCTTAACAATTAAAGGTAATCAAGATATTAGTACAAATCCAGTTTCCACAGTTAACTCTAATACATCTCAAACTGGTGAAATTAAAACAAATAATAATGCACCTGTTGAAGCTGAAGGTGAAGCTGCTTTTGGTACAGCTAAATTACCAGGAGCATGGTCTCGTAAATGGGCTGGTGGAGATGGTAGAGAATTATCTGCAGTTAATAGAGAAACCGCTGATTATATGCGCAACCACGGTTGGAATCTGAAAGGTATCCATAAAGGAGATCTTGATGATTTATATGCTGATATCAGAACTGGTAGAGCAGTTATACATGAAGGAAAAGGTAAAAACCAAGGTGAATCCTATTTACACTACGGTGGTAAGGTTTACACGAAAGGTAAGTCTATAGTACCAGACCCTTTAAGTATCAATAAGAAAAAGAAAAAGAAAAATAAGGTAGAAGCATAATGGCTTTATTTTCACTACCTCCATTAGGAGATCATCCTGTATTCTCAAAACCAGAAGCACGTAATAGAGCTGAATTAGATAAAGCTTTTGACATATACCGTAAATGGAGAGCTGGTGGTCATATAAAAGGTACAGCACCTCTTTTTGTAGATATTGTAAATGATGAAGTTAGATTCTATTCAATAGGAAAGGGCGGTAAAAGATGGGAAACCAAAGGACCAACAAACCCTGAAGGTTTAAGACCAGTAGATTGGAAAGACCATATAGGTAGAGCTCAAAAAAGCCGTGCTAGACGGAAAAATGCAACTATCAGCAAAGGAGACTTATATGAGGTCTTTAGATCACAATTTCCAAAGGATGTACCTGATGATGAAATAAGGAGATTTGCTGAAGCTATGTATGCTATGAATGCTGAAGACATAGCTGCTATAAGAAGGTTACGACCTCCAGGCTATCATACAGATCACCTTGTTTCAATATATGACGGTGGGCTTGAATGGCGAACTAATTTAGCAAATATTACCGCTGCAGAAAACCTGAAGAAAGGTAAGAAGTCTATCTCAATTACAGAACAATTAGCTAGAGGTACTTCAACAGACCTGACTCATACCGTTATGTCAGGTAGATATTCAAGGTTAACAGACGATATAGGTCATGATGTACGGAAAGTAGTAGGACCAGCATCAGATGTATTAACCAGAAAAGGTATAAAACCTGGTACAGAAATGCTGGTTACTCAAGGCGGTAAAACTTTTATGAAAAAAGCTGGTAAATGGATACCAGTAGTAGGTGTAGTTTTCGCAGGTATGGGCTTCTTAGATAATCTAAGTGCCTTTGCTGCAGATCCTACTAAACATAATTGGGCTCAACTTGGCCTTAGTACAACAGAACTAGCTGCTGAAACAGTGTCTACTGCAGGTATATTAGCTGCACCATTTACAGGTGGAGCCAGTTTAGCGGCAGTACCAGCTGCTGAAGCTATTTCATTAGCTGCTGGAGGTGCTGAAATAGGAACTGCTATACATGAACACCAGCATAATAAGAATAGGGCCCAGATACGCTCCATGGTGGGCGTAGAGGAGCCTGAAGAAGAACTTATGACTCAATCTATATGACAGACGTTATAACGGCCTTACAGGACGATTTCAAGCTGTTTCTGCAAGCTTTGTGGGACCAGCTTGACTTACCTTCACCAACACGAGCACAATATGCAATCGCAGACTATCTTCAGAATGGACCTAAACGTCTTCAGATTCAAGCTTTCCGTGGAGTTGGAAAATCTTGGATCACAGGAGCATTTGTCCTCTGGACTCTCTTTAAAGATCCTGAGAAAAAAATAATGATCATTTCCGCATCTAAAGAACGTGCGGATAACATGTCAATTTTCCTACAGAAACTTATTATTGAAACCCCATGGCTAAAACATCTGCAACCGAAATCGGACGATTCTCGCTGGAGTCGCATCAGCTTCGACGTCCTCTGTTCTCCTCACCAAGCCCCAAGCGTAAAAAGCGTGGGAATAACTGGACAGCTAACCGGAAGTCGCGCAGATTTGATGATCTTGGACGACATAGAGGTTCCTGGAAATTCCATGACGGAGTTAATGCGTGAAAAGTTACTTCAGCTCTGCACGGAAGCAGAGTCGATTCTTACCCCCAAAGATGATAGCCGTATTATGTATCTCGGGACTCCTCAGACTACTTTTACTGTTTATCGTAAGTTGGCAGAGCGTTCGTACCGTCCATTCGTTTGGCCCGCACGATACCCCAAGTCAATTACACCATACGAAGGATTAATAGCACCCCAATTACAAGAAGATATTGATAAAGGTGCTGCTTCTGGAGATTGTACCGATCCAGACCGATTTGGACCGGATGATCTCTTAGAGCGTGAAGCTTCCATGGGAAGATCTAACTTCATGCTCCAGTTTATGTTAGATACTAGCTTAAGTGATGCAGAAAAATTCCCCCTTAAAATGGCTGACCTTATTGTTACTGCTGTTAATCCCACTGAAGCACCAGACAATGTTATATGGTGCTCCGACCCCAGAAACGTCATCAAAGACGCTCCCACAGTTGGATTACCTGGAGACTACTTTTACTCTCCTATGCAACTACAAGGAGAGTGGACGCCTTACACCGAGACAATTTGCAGTGTGGACCCCTCTGGCCGAGGAACCGATGAAACAGCTGCCGCCTACATATCCCAAAAGAATGGATTCCTTTATATACATGAGATGCGAGCTTATAGAGACGGATACTCAGACAACACTCTCCTCAACATCTTAAGAGGTTGTAATAAGTATAACGCTACTAAACTTGTCATAGAGACAAACTTTGGTGATGGTATCGTATCTGAACTATTTAGGAAACATTTAATACAGACCAAACAAGCAATAGATATAGAAGAAGTTAGAGCTAATGTTAGAAAAGAAGATAGAATCATTGATGCTTTAGAACCAATTCTTAATCAACACCGCCTTATATGTAATAGGTCGGTTATTGATTGGGATTACAACAGTAATTCTGATGATGCTCCTGAATTACGTCTTATGTACATGCTCTTCTATCAGATGTCGAGAATGTGTAGAGAAAAAGGAGCTGTTAAACACGATGACAGATTGGACTGTTTAGCCCAAGGTGTTAAGTATTTCACAGATGCTCTCTCAATCTCAGCTCACGAAGCTATCAATATTAGGAAACGTGAAGAGTGGGAAAGTCTACTCGCTGACTTTGTAGACAACCCTACATCCTCTGCTAATCACCTCGTCTTTGGTATGAATAAAGACCAAAGAGATAAGGCTAGAGGTTTAGAAACTGGAAAGTCAGTCAACACCTGGGTTTAGCTTAACCCCACTACTATACAGGGAGAAGGGAAGGGTGGACCCTCTCCCCCAAGGGAGGAAGCTCGTCTTTCAGACATCACTTCCTCCTTCTAATATCCTCTGATTGGATATTTCTCATTCACTGTTCTAACTACCACTCCACTCGTATGTTATATGAAGAAACATCAGATTAAATCCGGTTGGTACTACCTATTCTGGGGTTTAGCTACTCTCTCTGTTGTTATCGGTCAATTATCAGTAGTGCTGACGTATAACCGCCTGTCTAACAATTTAGAGTTTATTATTATTGAAAAAGCTAGAGAGAAAACTGTTAAAACTGCAGACTAAAGCACAAGAATGTGTCTCTAGGAAGAAAGCAGTTAAAGTCCTTAAAAAATGGGATAAATTTCAGAAGCCTATTAACGAGTATGTAAGGACGGATTTTCCCCATAAGGGGGTACTTCGATCATAACTAGGATCAATCCCCCTTTGCGATACGAATCCGTATCAGTACCGCTCGGACTACGTCCTCGCTTATCGAACGTCCAGGATAATGCGGGATCATACTGTGTAATACCGCGTGATACTGTATGATACTGGCTAGTGCTGGACTGCGGTCTCATTAATATGTAGCTATCTGTGCGCATCAGTCCAGCTTATCGGTTGAGCGCGGTATGATCAGCTCTGCTTATGAGTCATGCAGAATAGGTATAAATACTCTGTGGTATCGGTTCACCATCGGTTATATTGGTTATATCGAGACGGTCACTCGCTTCTGACCACAAACAAAATTCGGTGCCCTGCCGTTATAACAATCGATGCCGCTAACCTCGGATAAGTGTTAGCCTCGCCAACCAGATGGCGTGTGTAAGGACCAAGGACATTGTTCAGGGGTTCAAATGAGTCTGGGGCTAACTAATCGGTGGGATTAGTGACCGTTGTGGATACGTTAGAGAGCGGTTAAGCCGTCGCATCAAATGCACTCTCTAACATTTTCATTTATTTAATTATGAAAACTCTACAATTATTTTTTGGTAGATCAATTGGTGAAAATGGATACGTTGACGACATTATGTGGTCAACATTTTGTGATTCAATTGATAAACATTTTGATGGCTATACAATATCAGATTCAATCGGATGTTGGAAAGGTCAACAAGAAAAAAGTAAAGTTGTTTCTATTTTATGTAAATCTTCAGAAGATGAGCAAAGAATAAAAACATTATGTTTACTTTATTGTTCAATGTTTAATCAGCAATCAGTAGCCATCCAAGAGTTACCAGCTCTACAATTTATCTATCATGAATAATAAATTAATTCCCTTCTATGTTAAAGGGAAACAAGTCGCTTTAATCAGTGAGAACTTACCAGATTATATAAAAGATATTATCATTAATAACTATGATAAGTCTAGTTCTGGTATGGGTTCTCGCTACTCATTAAACGATAGAGATTGGGATCATAGCCCGCTAAGTTGAGTGCAATTCTTAACTATCTCGTTGAGTATTTATTACTCATTCTATTAACCTTATTTAACATTTTAACCATGAAACTTTCTCAAGAATTCAAGGCTAAGTACGAAGCTTTAGGCAAAGCAATCAGAAAAGCTGAGGAACTTGTAAAGAAACAAGGACTTTAAATGCAGAGACTGGGATCATAGCCCACTAGTTAAGTGCAATTCTTAACTGTCTCATTGAGTATTTACTACTCAAACTATCCACTTTATTAAAACATTTTCAACTATGAAAAATGTACATAGGTCATCAACTTTCATTGATAAAATTGAAACATCTTTAAGAAAAGGTGAGGCTACTGTCTATCTAAAAGACGGTAACATTTACCAATATTCTAATGTTTCACGTCGTGCAATTATCAACTTAAGTGTTAATGAGAATTTATCATTAGGCTTCTGGTTTAATGTAAATTGTGCACAAAGTGAACGTGCAGTTCTTGTTAATCAATCATGGGAAACTCCTTGGTTAAATGAAGAAGAACTTGAAGATTATCTTGAACCAACTGATGCAGAATTATCAGCATCTTTCGGTACTAGATGGCACGATGGATGTCACTTCAATCAAGAAGAAGTTGATGAACTAAATGAAGAATATGCTACTGCAAACGCTTGGTAGCACAGTTTAGTTGGTACATAATGAGGGGTTCGATTCCCCTCCTAAACTATTGAGATTCCTGTCATACCAGTGGATCTCAACTATATATAATAATATTTAGTTTAATTACTATTTAATTATTATTACTTTTCTCCCACAATTTGGCACGGACGCGACTCACAATCACGAGGCAAGGACGCAGCCAAGGACGTGGGTAACTGTCCAACTGATTTCATTTCAATGAAACTAATTCCACTCGGTACAAACAAGAACGTAGTTAGATTTAACGACGGTCTTGAGGTGTTTTTCTCTTATCAAACACCAGTTGCAGCTCATGTTCCTACCCAAGGATACATGAAGACTACGACTAAATGGTCAGTAACTACAACCAAACATATAAACAATTGGTTGCATGGAGCTGATGCTCAACTGGTAAGTCAGGATTACCTTAATACTCTAGTTAAAGATGATGTCAATGTTTAGTAATTACACTGTTAACTATCAAGAGATCCTTAAATATTATAAGGAAGCTCCAAAGTATTACGATTTAGAAATAGATCGTATACAAAAACAAACACTTACTCAACCTATCTGGACTGATTCACGCTATGCAAACCGCTAACTACTCAAAGAAAACAAAAGCTGATTTAATTCTTTTATTAAAGAATACTGAATCACTAAATGAAGAGAAGCAAGCATTAGTTTACTTGTCTATTTTCTTTTTTGCTTTCGCTTGTTTGTTCTAATTAATTAACAATCAATGGCATTAGGTAAGTTCAATATACCGAACTTTATATGTAAGTCCATTATTTCTTGATCCTTTCGTCTAATGGTAAGGACGCTAGCTTGTCACGCTAGTAATGCGGGTTCAATTCCCGCAGGGATCGTTGACACTTCGGTGTCATTTATTCCACTCAATTTCTAAATTATGAGCCACCAAGGACAGCCTGAGTATTTCACCTTGACTTCTATTTGTCAGTATGATGGATCACCTACTCAACTTGGTATCTTTGAAAACATGGACGCAGTAACAGCCCGTTTACGTGCTTGTTATACATCTTGTGGTGATGAATACCGCATTGAATGTTTTCACTTAGCTACCCAGGAAGGAGAAGAGAATAGGCTTGCTGATATCTTGCAGTCACGCAAGGATGCAGCCGCTAAACCTGACCACTTAGAAGAAAAGGCAGATAATAACTCATGATATCTTTTATAGTTTTGATATGCGTTATTATTCTTCTTTATATATTTTTAAAGAATACTATTAACCATGTCTAATATACCTATCAAAATGCCAAGTATTCAATTCATCAACTTCTCTGACGACGTCCCAAAGGCAAGCAAGTCAGTCTCATTGAATGAGATTAATTCAAAAGAAGACTTAATCAAGCTTGCAAAGCAGACATTGGCAACATCATTCAAAGAAAGAACAAGGACGTACTCTTAAGCCTCGCGCCTTAAAGAGTGCAAAGGTTAGGTCTAAATCACTAATCAAGAAGTTACTCTCTTAACTGAGGGTGGCTTCTTGTCTATCTTCACAATCACGGCAAGGACGCAACCACCTAATGCAAGATATACCACTAACACCACAAGAGATCCAGCATTACTATGATTCCTTGTTTCGTAGAAGATTCTATAGAGGCATGGACTGTCCTCTTGGTAATCCATGGAAGGACTGGATGCAGGATACAATGGATAAATTAAAACCCTTTTGCAAACGCACTTATGACTAAGTACCATGTCACTCTAGCCAGTGGCCGAGATCTCATACTCAATTCAGGGTATGATGTATACGAGGCAGCTTATGATGCCTATGAGGAAGCTTGTCTTCACGATGATTACCTAGTAGATGTTGAGCCTATTTATGATGCCTAAAAAAAGACCTTACTATCCAAACAACTGGAAAGCATACAAGGACTCACCTGATCAATTCTTTTTATCCATGCCTTATGATCAATTCATGGACTGGAAGTTATGCGGCTGGGAGATTCCATCTTCTATTGGCGCAGTAATTAGAGAAACTAATCTAAGAACAGGTAAAGTATCAGAGTATGTTTACCAAAGAGAAGCTGCAGCCCAAGCCAAAGTCAAAAAGATAATGGCTAAGGGTGAAAGCGAATTCCTTGTCTGTACACCAGATGAGATCCACCACTTATTCCCACGAGGTACTAACGATGACACTGAGTACGACTACGAGATCCACCAGTGATATTTATTCTTATGCTAAACAAGCATTAGACTTATTATCACTTGATCACCCTCATTATGATGAGATTCTTAAATTATTAACAGAACAAATCAATGATGAACTTGAGACCAATGCCAACTCCCGCTCAAATCGAGGAGCAAGTTAACCTTGAACGAGATCAAATTGCACAAGGACTCAAACGTTTACATGACAATACCAAACAACTAGAAGAAAGGCAGTATGCCTCAGCTTCCATTTACGGTATTACTTCTATTGATACGTTATTACCATTAGTAGTAGAACGTATAGAACAAACAAGTGCTCGTTTAAAGAAAGGTCAAGCAGGTAAATCATTCAAAGAAATACAGCATTACTTAGTAAACCTTGAGCCATTAGCTGCTGCTGCTATTGCATGTAAAGTTACATTTGACAGAGTATTCGGTCATAGAGATGACAGTGCAGTTGCAGCTAAGATATGCGAGGCTATTGGGGAAGCTATTGAGAATGAATGTCAAATGAGGTACTATGAATCTAAAGTACCTGGATTATTAACCACATTAAAAAAGAATTATTGGCATAGATCTATTGGTACACGCCAGAAGTATGTTGTTATCCGTACATTAATGAACCGTTACGAGGCAGCAGTATGGACAAGCTGGAGACCAACCGATAAGGCTAAGTTAGGTGGTTGGTTATTAGATTGTATTATGGAAGTCAGTGGTTGGTTTGAAAAAGAAATCACATTAACTGGCAGACCTAAGCGTAACTTTATTAGACCTACTGCTGAATTTCTCACAATCAAAGACAAAGTCATGAAAGATAGTGAGCTATTTGCTCCACTTGCATGGCCTATGCTTATTGAACCTAATGACTGGGGTGAGAAACCAGGTGGTTACTTGTTAAATGAAGTCATGAACGGGCATGACATGGTTCGACGGTCTAACCCCACTACTATACAGGGGGAAACTCCAATAGCTTTTCTCAACAAGATCCAAAAAGTTGGTTATCGTTTAAATTCTTTCATTGTTTCTGTAGCTAAACAGTTAGAGAAGCAAGGGATTAGTGTTGGAAAGTTTATTCCAATAGTTGAGATGCCTCTACCTCCTAAACCTGTAGATATAGATACTAATGAGGAATCTCGTAAGAGCTACTGCAGACGGTCTGCAGAGGTAAGGAATGAGAACCAAGGTGCTTTCAGACGTAACTGTCGAACACGGAACACCATGGAGGCTATAAGAAGATTTGAAGGTAAGGAGTATTTCATACCATGGTCATTCGATTACCGTGGAAGAGCATACCCTATCCCTGCATTTCTCACACCACAAGATACTGACTTCGGTAAATCTTGTATTAGATTTTCTAATGAGTCAGTTGTAACAGATAAGGCAGAGCAATGGTTAGCCTTTCAAGTAGCCACTACCTACGGGTTGGATAAATCTACTATAGAAGAAAGATTAGCTTGGACTAAAGCCCATATTGGATTAATAGCAAAAATCGCTAAGAATCCTAGAAGATGTCTACCTGATTGGGAAGCAGCAAGTGAGCCATGGCAATTCTTAGCTGCATGTGATGAGTATTATCACTGTGTCTTAATCAAGGATCGAAAGACAACTGGATTACCTGTAGCAGTAGACGCTACATGTAGTGGTCTCCAGATTCTAGCTGGATTAGCTAGGGACAAGCGGACAGCACAACTCGTCAATGTGTTGCCTTCTGATAGACCGCAAGACGCCTACCAAGTGATAGCTGATAGATCAAGATCATCTATCCCTGAGAACCTGCGTGAACACTGGGATAGGAAGTCAGTCAAAAGAACTGTCATGACTATACCCTACAATGCTAAACCCTTCTCTAATCGCTCATACATACGTGATGCCTTAAAGGAGAAAGGGTTGGAGATTGATAAAGATGATCTCACAATCACGGTTCGAGCTGTACGTGAAGCTATGACTGAGGAATTTCCAGGTCCATTATCAGTAATGAAATGGATTGAAGATGAAGTTTCTAAGGCTATTACACGAGGAGTCAAAGAATTAAGTTGGGAAACCCCATCTGGATTCATTGTTAATCAACGTATAATGAAGAAGCATGTACAAATCATTGAACTACAATTGTTAGGTCGTTGTAAGATGCATATAGCCACTGATGATACAGATAAGGTAGATCGTGCTAAACACAAAGCTGCTACCGCACCAAATCTGATACATTCATTAGACGCTAGCCTTTTACACTTGGCTGTTGAACGTTTCAATGCACCTATTGCTTTAATACATGACAGTGTTCTCTGTAGAGCTACTGACATGGATATTTTGTCAAGTATAGTTAGAGAGACTTATATGAATCTCTTTGCTAAACGAGATTACTTAAGAGACTTTGCCGATCGAATAGAGGCAGAGACCGCACCACCAATTGTCGGAGACCTTCATCCGGAAACCGTAATTGATTCCACTTACTTTTTTTGTTAAATGTACGATTCTTTTTTTGATAGCTTCTTTGCACCTACCAGAGTCATTGTTGTCTCTGAGGAAAGCTTAAGACAAGCTCAGAAGAAAGCTGCTGAAGATCAACTCGCTGCTATTGATAACCGTTTAGATGAGCTAGCTAAAGCCCGTCTTAAGGTACAAGCTGAGTTAGAAACTTATGATGTCAAACCTAAAGCTGTTAAAGCTGCTAAAACAGGAGCATCTAAGTAATGCCACGTAACATCCACGTAACACAAGAACCTGTTGTCTTAGAAGGATTCCAGGCTATCTTAGAGCCAGGTAAGTTTGGTTACAAACTAGAGGCTGTTGTTGATTCTGATGTTATCGACAAACTTGAAGATGAACGTCCAGATGCACTCAAATGGGCTGAATCAAAACTCAAGAACCCTAAGAGATCCGTTCTCAAGCCCGAGCCTTGGGAAGAGGTCGCAGAAGGGAAGTATAAAATTAAATTTTCTTGGAATGAGAAAACAAAGCCTCCTGTTGTAGATACAGAAGGCACACCTATAGCCGATACAAAGACACCGCTTTATGGAGGATCTACTGTTAAACTTGGGTTTTACCAGAAGCCATATATACTCAACGACAACACTACCTACGGAAGTACTCTTAAGTTGGTTGGTATACAAGTTGTCTCAGTGAAAGGAGAAGCTGGTATTGATACTGGTGACTTAGCTGCTGATGATGTTGCTGATTTATTCGGTAAAACTAAGGGATTCAAGGCATCTGAGCCTAATGTAATACCTACTGTAGAAGCTGCTGGTGTAGAAGATCTAGATGACGATTTCTAAAGATATTGCATGGGCGCAGAAAGCCTTTAATAAATTAAAGAGGAGAAAGAGTATCGCATTTAGATCACAGTTAGAAGAGAAAGTTGCTGATTTATTATTAGAGTTAGGAGTATCATATGATTATGAACCTCACCAAGTTGCTTATACTATCCAACACTTATATACGCCTGATTTCTTATTACCTAATGGTATTTATCTTGAATGCAAAGGTTATTGGGATGCAAAGGATAGGAGAAAAGTTAAGCAAGTTAAGAAGGATAATCCAGACTTAGACTTAAGGATGGTATTTCAAGCACCATATAATAAGATCTCAAAAAAATCTAAAACTACATATGCCAAGTGGTGCGAAAAGCACGATATACCTTGGTGTTCATTTCACTCAATACCAGTAGAATGGCTCACGTAGAAAGTGAGTTCATAAGGCATGAGCCTTGTGGAAATTGTGGGTCATCTGATGCATTAAGCGTGTATACAGATGGCCACACTTTCTGCTTTTCATGTCGAACTCGTACACCCGCAGAGGGTATAAATCTTATTTCACAATCACGGACTATGACTGATGTCAACTTCAAAGGAGAAGCCCAAGCCCTTAGAAGAAGAGGATTATCTGAAAAGACTTGCCAATTCTTCAGGATTTACAGAGACGGAGCTACTCTACGCTTTCCATATTACACAGGCGATGGAGTACTTAACGGATTTAAAGTAAAAACAAAGCAAAAAGATTTTTATTATGAAGGAGTTCCCACTGACACTTTATGGAGTCAGCATTTGTTCCCTAGTACTGGTAAACGTATTGTTGTTACTGAAGGTGAACTAGATGCTGCAAGCTGTTATGAGGCTATGTCTGGTTGGCCGATGGTTTCATTACCGCACGGTGCAGCCAGTGCAAAGAAAGATATCCAAAAACAAATACCATTATTCCAAGGATATGAAGAAATAGTTCTATTCTTTGATAATGATGAACCAGGCAGGAAGGCTTCAGAAGAGGCTGCAGGTGTATTACCCCCAGGTAAGGTCAAGATAGCCCGTATGGAGGCATACAAGGACCCCTCAGAGGCATTACAAGCTGATGATGCCGAAGCAATTAGAAAAGCTATATGGGATTCAAAGCCGTATAGGCCAGATGGAATCATAGAAGGCCAAACACTACAAACATTAGTTACTACACCTATACCACCAGCTGACCATGACTATCCATTCAAAGGGTTACAAGATAAACTGCACGGGATTAGATACCAGGAGCTTACAACAGTTACTAGTGGAAGTGGCCAAGGAAAGTCCACATTCTGCCGTCAACTTGCAGTTAACCTACTCACCAAAGGAGTACGGGTTGGGTACCTGGCACTTGAAGAGTCAAATAGAAGAACCGCACTTGGATTGATGTCCACAGCTGTAGGTAAAGCATTACACATAGGAGAACATGACAGAGAAGAACTCGAAGAAGATTTTCGTAATACCCTTGCTAATTGGCATCTCTACCTTTTTGATGGCTTTGGTTCTTTTGACCCGGACATTATTTACAATAGGATCGAATACCTTGCCAGTGGATTGGAGTGTCGTGTTGTATTCCTAGATCACCTCAGTATATTATTGAGTGGATTAGATGGAGATGAAAGACGTACAATTGACCAGACTATGACTAGATTAAGGTCACTAGTTGAACGTACTGGTATTTCATTATTCCTTGTATCACATTTAAGGAGAAGTAACAGTGATAGGACTTCGCACGAAGAGGGAGGAAAAGTTAGTTTGTCCCAACTTAGAGGATCTGCGGGAATTGCTCAATTATCAGATCAAGTCATTGCCCTCGAAAGAAATCAGCAGTCCACAGAAGAACGAGATATTGCGACTCTTAGAATTATTAAAAATCGCTATTCAGGCGAAACAGGTTTCGCAGGAAAAATAAGATTTAACCTTAATACATCCCGATTTACTGAACATGAAACTACGGAATCATCAGTTTTCAACTCGTCCTCGGATTTTTGAAGGAAGCCAATATGAGCATCCTTGGTATGACCATGTAGATGATAACTTAAATAGACCTAACCCACCTAGTATTGAGGCAGTTAAACGTGCCAAATTCGTTGACAAAACCTACCACTGGGATAGGCCCAGTAATATTCGACCTAGAAGCAAACGGTCTACTAAATAATGCTACCCACATCCACTGTATTGTACTTGATTATGTCAAAGAGAATTACACAGATAGTTACAACGATGAATGTCCTGGTAAAGGGATGTCTAGCCCTGTGGTTAGAGCAGTCCAACACATCGAAATGGCTGATTATATCATCGGTCATAATATCGTGGGTTATGATCTCCCTCTCATCAAGTCTATCTTTAATTGGTTTAATCCCACTGGTATCATTATCGATACTCTTCTTTTATCTAGGCTTTATCATCCGAACCTACTCGACATAGATAAAAGACATGCATGGAAACACATGCCACTACAATTATACGGACGCCACTCCCTTGAGTCGTATGGTTACAGACTTGGTGAATACAAAGGAAACTTTGCTAAGGCCACAGACTGGCAAGAATGGTCTCAAGAGATGGAAGATTATTGCGTCCAAGATGTTAATGTAACCAAAAAACTATGGAAGCATTTCCTCCCATACCTGAATGGGTCCAAATGGAACATCAGGTAGCACAAATTTTAACAAAACAGGAGCAACATGGATGGTTTTTTGATGAACCAGCTGCACGGGAACTTGAACAAACTCTCAGAAGAGAGTATGAAGAGACTACTAAGTTACTTCGAAACAGGCACCCTTTCGTTGAAGGATCATTATTTACTCCTAAACGAAATAATAGGACCAGAGGTATTTTCGAGGCGGCTCCATTTACCAAATTAAAAGAACTTAATCCCACTTCACGGGATCATATATCATGGATCTTACAGACACACTATGGTTGGACGCCTACATCACTGACGAACTCAGGCAAGGCGGTTATAGACGAGACCGTTCTAAAAGAGATTGGATCGGATATAGCTCTAGCTTTTCTGAGACTATTGGATCTGACGAAGCAGTTAGGGATGATATCAGAAGGCGTGAACGCATGGCAGAAGCTATGTACGAAGTATAGAATCCACCACCATTGTTCCACGGCTACAAATACATTTAGATGTAGCCATCGTAAACCCAATTTATCCCAAGTTCCAAGCGATGAAAGATTTAGGAAACTTTTTAAAGCATCCCCTAACATGGTTATGTGTGGTGCCGATCTTAGTGGTATTGAGCTTAGAATATTATCCCATTATCTTGCAAGGTTTGATGGAGGACGCTATGCGAAAGTCCTTATCAACGGAGACATTCACCAAGAAAATGCCGACAAAATTGGAATCACCAGATCCCAAGTTAAAACCGTCACTTACGCCTTCCTCTACGGAGCTGGTAACACCAAAATAGGACATAGCTATGATAAGCAACTCTCGGATACAGAGGCTGCCAAGAAGGGTAAAGAAATCCGTTCAGCTTATGTTGATGCCATACCAGGTCTTAAAGAACTCTTGGAAGGCGTACACAAGGCTAGTGAGAGAGGTTATGTTCTTGGACTCGACCACCGTCGTATCCTCGTTGACTCGAGGCATAAGTCCCTCAATTACCTCTTACAAGGATCGGCAGCGATCATCGCCAAAAGATGGATGGTATTGACACATGAAAATTTACCAGAAACTGCTAGACAACTTGCATTCGTTCATGATGAATTACAATTTGAATGCGAAGAGAAAGACAAAGAAGATTTAAAATTCTTATTAGAACTGACTGCAAAACAATCTGGTGAGTATTATAATATGAGATGTCCTGTCGCTGCTGAATCTAAATCAGGAGTAACATGGGCAGATGTACATTAATTTATGAAATTATTAATAGATGCAGATTTTACAGTATATAAGTCCTGCTCAGCTGCTGAAACCGAAATCGATTGGGGTGATGATACTATCCTTGTTACTAGTAAGTTCAGTGACGCACTTAATGCCACAAAACGTGAATTTGCCAAACTTAAAAACAAATTTGGGGCATTCACTCCTTTAATATTATTCTTTTCAGACAGCGAGAATTTTAGGAAAAAAATCTTGCCTGATTATAAAGGGCATCGAAACCGTAAGAAACCTTGCGGATATAAACGTGTCATCAACAAACTTAAAGAAGAGTATGAGGTGATACTTATGCCAACACTTGAAGCTGATGACTCAATGGGTATTTATGCAACCCAACATCCAGGTAATATAATAGTCAGTCCTGATAAGGATATGAAACAAATACCTGGTGAATTGTATAACTTAGAAGAAACATTCACAGTGAACAAAGATGACGGAGAGAAGTGGCATCTTACTCAGACGCTTAGTGGAGATCAAACTGACGGCTACAGTGGAGTCCCTGGAATTGGTGTTAAAAGAGCTGAAGCACTATTTAAAGA